TAACTGATGGTGATGCGAAGTTTATAGATGGTGCTAAACCAGGCATGATTTATAATACTGTTACCAGCGAATTATTCGATGGTAAAAAAGGTATCAAGGTTATTCCTTGTTATTACAAAAAGGATTATCCAGAATGGTCGGATAGAGGGGATGGCCCAGGTGCTCCTGTGGCTTCTCATTTACCGAACAGTCCGGTAATTCAAACTGGTAAGAGAGATGGATCTAAAATTAGATTACCTAATGGTAACTATTTAGAAGAGACAGCTTCTTATTATGTTTTGGTTCAAACAAAAGCTGGAGGAATGACACCAGCGTTGATTACAATGAAATCGACGCAACTTAACGTCAGTAAAAAATGGAATTCTATGATGAAAACCATACAAATACCTGATGGAAAAGGTGGTTTTGCCATCCCTCCTATGCATGGGGTTGTGTATAACTTAGCATCTGTATTACAAAAGAACGATAAAGGTTCTTGGTATGGATGGTCTGTTACACAAGACAGAATAATGGGACAGGAAGATAAATCTTTGTACTTAAGTGCAAAAGATTTTAATAAGAGTGTCTCAAAAGGAAACGTGCAAACAAAAGCAGATGTGGAAGAGAAAAGTAAAGATAGTACTCCGTACTAAATTTATTTTAAGGGGCCAGCAATGGCCCCTTTACAAAGAAATGAGAATGTAATATATGGACAAGTTCAAACAAATTTTTAGTGGATTAACAATAGCATATGGACAATATCAGCCCGGTGACAGAGGAGAAAATGGTAAACAACAAGGTAAAGCCTTTATTGTTCGAAAAACAGTCACCGACGAACTTTGGACCAATCATCTTGAAGGAAAAGGTCCAGCCCTGGGAATTATCCCTATCACAGATACTAATGATTGTAGGTGGGGGTGTATTGATATTGACGAATATAACTTTAATCACACTGGCCTCATTAAAAGTATTAGGGATCATAAACTCCCCTTAATAGTTTGCCGTAGTAAATCAGGCGGCGCACACGTATTTTTATTTACAAAAGAAAACATTCCAGCATCTTTGATGCAATCAAAATTAAAAGACATGTCCATCATACTTGGTTATGAAGGATCAGAAATATTTCCCAAACAAACAGAGATATTAGTGGAACGTGGGGACACTGGTAACTTTTTAAATTTACCCTACTACAATAAAACGAAAGGACTAAGATATGCGATTCATGATAACGGTGATGCTCTTACACTTGAGCAGTTTTATACTGCGTATGATAAGTATAGTTGCACCAAAGGAGATGTTGAAGGAATTCGAGTTGCAGAGAAAAAAAGAGAAGAATCCTTCCCCTTGGGACCGCCCTGCTTAAATAAATTAGCAGTGATAGGTTTTGGTGAAGGCTCTAGAAACAATGCATTATTTAATGTAGCTGTTTATTATAAACAATCTAAACCAGATACATGGGAAGATGAAATTGTAAAAGCCAATATGAAATTCATGGACCCACCATTAAGTAACAATGAAGTTCAACAGTTAATAAAATCTGTTAACAGAAAGGGTTATGATAAATATAGATGTAAGGATGCACCTATTAATTCTGTATGTCAATCAGGATTATGCAGAACAAAAAGATTTGGTGTAGGATTCGGCGAAGAAGAAATGCCAGTTCTTGGAAGTTTAACTAAATACACTTCTAATCCTCCTCAATGGTTTTTAGATGTAGATAAAAAAAGAATCGAATTAAAATCAGAACAACTTTATAACCCAGGTATGTTTGCGTTAGCTTGTTTAGATCAAGCAAATAAAATTGTTCCTGTACCTAAACCTAAAGATTGGAAACAACATTTTTTAAAACCAATGATGACTAACTTACAAGAAGTAGAGCCATTAGAATCTTTAGATCCTATTAATGAAGTAACAGGACTCTTGCAAGATTGGACAACTAATAGACAATCAGCACGAACATGGGATGATATATTTAATAAATTACCTTTTAATGATGGAGAGTTTACATATTTTAGAATGGAAGATTTTTACAGTTTCTTAAAAAAGAATAACTGGGATATGGATAAAATTAAAACAGGTAATCTAATTAAAAGATTAACTACTAAAGAAGGATACAGTGAAGATATATTTGTAGAAGAAGTGAGAATGACAATTAAAAAACAGACACCAAGATTGATTAAAATTAAGACAATGAAAAAAATAGAAGCATCTACTTCTAAAGAACCTTATCAACAAGAAAACTTTTAATGAAATACTCTAAAGACGTTGGTGTCAATTGGCATTTAAGATTTCGATTGATAATACAAGAACTAACAGAAGAGTTAGAACTAACACAAATACAGCTAGAGATAGCGGAAAGGAAATTAAAGAAGTATGAAAACAATAATACTAGGTCCACCCGGGACAGGAAAGACAACAACGTTGTTAAACTTAGTAGATCAATTTCTAAAAGATGGGATAAGGCCTAGACAAATAGGTTACTTTTCTTTTACAAAGAAAGCTGCAACAGAGGCAGCCACACGTGCGTCCGAAAAATTTAATTTAGATATAGAAAACGATCTTCCATTTTTTAGAACTTTACATTCTTATGCTTTTAATCAATTAGGAATGACTAAAGAAAAAATGATGAAGCAAGAAGACTACAAAGAATTTGGACAGAAATGTGGCATACCAATTAAGACTGCAAAGTATTCTACAGAAGATGGTACATTTAATTCAGACAATGAGTACTTAACTATTATTAATACAGCTAGAGTTAAACGTATGGACTTGTTAGAGTATTATGACTCTCGACAAAATATTTTAGATATAGAACGAGGCACCTTATTTTTATTAGCAGAAGAATTAAAACGATTTAAAAAAGAAAAAGGACTTAAGGATTTTACAGACTTACTTGAAGACTTTTTAAATAAAGAAACTTTAAACAAGTTTGAAGTATTGTTTATAGATGAAGCTCAAGACTTATCATTACTACAATGGGATATGGTAAGAAAAATATGGAGTCGCGCAGGTAAAACTTATATTGCAGGTGATGATGACCAAGCTATTTTTAAATGGGCTGGTGCAGATGTAGATCACTTCATAGCTTTAAAAGAAGAAGTAGATGACATTCAAACTTTAGATCAATCTTATAGAATTCCTGGAGGACCCATACATGAATTATCACAAAAGATAATTAGTAAAGTACAAAATAGATTTGATAAAGAATATAAACCGAGAGAAGAGATAGGAATCTTAAAAAGATATTCAGACATTACTCAGGTAGATATGAGTAAAGGGGAATGGTTAGTTTTATCTTCAGCGAATTATTTTTTAGAAGATGCAAAAGATTTGTGTGAGATTCAAGGATGGTATTATCAATATAAAGGAATCAACTCAGTACCTTTAAAATTATTATTAGCTTTAAATAATTGGGAAGCGTGGCGTAAAGATGCACAATTAAATCATTTAGAAATTAAAAATATATATGAATACCTAGGATCAAATGTTTTACCTGGGTTTCAAAAAGGTAAAACATTACATTCAGATACAAAATATTTAATGAAAGATTGTAAAGCGGATCATGGTTTAATTACTGATAATGTTTGGTATCAAGCTTTTGAAGGACTAGATCCAATGACAGAAACTTACATTCGAAATATGAGGGCGAATGGTGAGCAAATTAATAAAAATCCTCGTATAAAAATGTCAACAA